ATTTTAGTATAGTATACAACCGTCAGGATCCAAAGTATGCCTAAAGATCTGGGATTGAAGAGCAATCTTCTCTGTCAGTTAATCGCTTAGGACATCTTCTGTTTTCCGGTAAGTTCACATAGGTCTTAAATGTCGCGCATCCAGAATAAAGTCTAATACTTTAAGAGGAGAAGTGATTGGAGTGACTTGTGACTTTCCGCTTGCCTTTTCAGCAGCTCGTTTTGGTAACTCTCGGAATGAAGCAAAGTTTGATAATTGCTTATCACACTCTACCAATTCGTCCAATTCCATATTAAAGAACTTTCTAGGTTCAAGGAAAGGAGACGCAAGATCAATTCAATGTTCTCAATAAGGTAAATAAACTCCCATCAGGATCCCTCATTCAAATTCCCTTTCAGGTTCCCCCATACATCAACCCACATCACCGGACATAACAGCTTGCACAACTTCCGAGGAGATATCTCCCAAGAGGTAAGTCGCGTAAGCGGTGAAATCCTTTTCCAAGTTACCTTGGATATCCTTTCTTAAGAGAGCCTCATGTAAGGTCAATCTCTTTTGAAGTGGAAGCTGAATCCATAAAGACTCACGCTTAAACCAGGATGATACGGAATGGATAGGACGAGGAGATGATCGGTAAATAGATGAGAGGAAGGCCTCTATAAGCTTGATATTCGCGTTCAAAAGAAGGTGATTATGCATTTTCCTATATGGGTCTTTCTTATCAATTAAAAGTGAAACTACCTCAGGGATTTTTATACCTGAGTTGATTCACATAGTAAGAAGAGTCAATAGGGGAAGATGCATTGAGCCTTCCTTGTACTTGCTAGCTCTGTTAACATGCTGGATATAGCCAAATAATTTCTTAGGGGTTAAGAAACTCAATAATTTATGAGTAATATTAACACGCCCAATAAGAGTATTTTGACTAATCCACATTCTCCATGAAATTGCAGAAACATTTATTCCATGATAACCAGTGACTTTAGCAAATTCAAAACAATCAGTTTTGGCTACGACACTTTTTGAAAGATTAATTCCAACTCCCAATTTGTCCATAATAGACAGATAAGAGTGGGCTACATCCTCATCAAAAATGTTAATATCATCACCAAGCAACTCATAGTTTTCGTATCACATTCCGAGGGGTATATTACTCCTACAGTTAATGTGAGCCAATTGTACAAGCATATGATGAGTGATCGCTAACATGGCTCAGGAAGAAAGTGCTCCCATCGGTTGACCAACAGCGTATCTTATAGGTTCTCCATCCAAAGTATAAGATCGATTAACTAATAAGTTACCTCAAGATGTAGCAAACTCTTTTCCAAAAAAGGAAGTAAGAATAGCTACTTGAAGCCTTAAAGGTAATCGATCGGTTGCTGCTGATAAATCATATCCAAATGATTTATTGGATACTTTCGATTTACTCATACATCGTTTCACGGATGCACTTTGGTCAAAGGTACCGTCATTCGGTATTAATTTAAGGATGGAAAACAAGAAGTCATGTAATGGTTTCAAAACTGATTGAGTTCAGATATCCACCATCGCAAAAACCCTCACTTTCCCTGCAGCTTCATCTTTGGTTTGGAGTTGTCCTAATTTATGAATAGGATCAACATTCTTCTTGTGATGCCGATTTATAAGAGAATTAAAACGCTCTAATGACTCACCCTTTTCACTGTTTGCTTTCGCGCCCAGGCCGGATATAAGATCAATCAGCGTTAAGTCCCTCTTCATCGTTCACTTAGCTATTGTCTTTAAGTCCTCATATAAAGGACTTTGAGAGATAGAATAAGCATCTGTGATCAGTCCTGTTCAGGAACTGGCACAAGAAGGTGAAGCCTTCTCAATAAATAGCAATTCTTTCGCAGTTAAAGGTTTCTTTTG